GCTCACGCGATCATGAGCCTCGCCGACGTAACCACGGAACAGCGCACCAATGTCGACAAGATGTTGGCGGATGCCAACACGCTCAAGGGCGATGTTGAGCGGATGATCCAGTTCGAAAATGCCGAAGCGGAAATGCGCAGCGTTCCCGGCAAGGTGCCTCAGGGTGCAGTCAGTGCCGCAGTGGTTGAGCCCGAGACTCGCTCTTATGAGGATCGTCGGAAGGCCACCAGCACAGCTCTTCGCAGCTACATGAAGGGTGAGCGTTTCGAGAGTCGTGAACTGACCATCGCTGCTGATGGCGGAGTCATGATTCCTGTGGGCGTCACCGATCCGAAGATCGCGCAGAAGTCGGCTGGTAGCATCCTCGATCTGGTCTATCGCTTCAAGTCAACGAGCGGTGAGTCGGTCAAGGTTCCGCTGCTCAACGATCTGGGCAACGGATTCATCCTGTCTTCGGCTTACGCCGCAGGCACGACTGATCCGGCTGTGACCGGTGTCACGATTTCGATCGATGACATCCAGACCAACCCGATTCAGGTGATGAACTCCCTCGTCAATGACGTGGAGTTCGATCTGATCGGCTACCTGGAGGCGGCGATCCAGACACGGTATCTCCGTTCCGCGTCAAGCTGGATCACCTTGGGCAACACCTCCAACGTGGGCGCGTTGTCCACCGGCTACAGCGGCATCACGGGTGCATCCGTAGGCGTCCTGAAGTATGCGGATTTCACGGGCCTTCTGGCTTCGCTGGACCCTGCATACTACACCGATGCTGCGTTCCTCATGAGTCCGCAGACGCTTGCGAACTCCGTGTTGAACATCACGGACAGCAATGGCCGTCCGCTGTTCCTGCCGTTCGGAACGGGTGGCGTGTCGGGCTTCACGGGAACGCTTTTTGGCTACCCCGTCAAGTTGAATCCGTATCAGCCTGCTGTCGCAACTGGCAACGTCGCTGTGCAGTTCGGATCGTTCGCCCAGGCATATACTTTCCGCGAAGTTCTCCCCGGTGTCGTGATCAAAAAGTCCTCCGATCGCTACATCGAGTTGAACGCTCTCGGCGTGTTCGCCTTCGCTCGTGTGGGTGGAGCTGTAACCAACCCAGGCGCGGCCGGCGGCACCACGCAGCCCGTTGTGTCCCTCACCGTCAAGTAGTTCAACCCTCAATGCTGGGGCCGGTTCATGCCGGCCTCGGTGAGGACTCCCGTGCAAACAAAACCCCCTGTACCTCAGGTGCCGATCAAGGTGCCCGTGCGCAAGCCCCGCGAAACCGCGACCTTCCCGAAGACCTACGAACGCGCCACAAGGTAGACCATGCCCCTCTCTTATAAAGAAATGTCGGCACCGATTGTCGAGCCCGTCTCACTCGCACAAGCGAAGCTGCAGTGCATCGTCGACACCGGCAACACGCTGGATGACACGCTGATCACGGGCTTGATCATCGCCGCCCGCCAGTTCTGTGAGAAGAAAATGCAGCGGGCGATCTTTCCCCGCGCCATGCGTCTGACCCTCGACAACTTTCCCTTCGCCCGGTATGGCGACACGGTTGGCGCGAACGACCGCCATTGCATGTACGGCAAGTATTGGCACTCGCTTGCGATCAAGCTGCCTCTAGTGGCCGCGCTGTCGGTCCAGTCGATCACTTACCTGGATCTGAACGGCGACATACAGACGCTCTCGCCTTTGACCTATTACACGGACCTGTCCAGTGAGCCAGCCCGCATCGTTCCACTGCCTGGGCTCTACTGGCCGTACACCATGACGTATCTGCCAGGCTCTGTGACCGTGCTCTACACGGCTGCAACCTATGCGGTCCCGGTTACGGACACGCTCGTCGTCCCAGCATCTCCTGGCCCCTATACCGTCACTCTGAGCCAGGCCGCGGCATTCACGGCCGGGACAGCCTTGCTGGTCGCCAACCCCACCCTGGTGGATGCGGAGAGCAATCCGGTCATCTTCACGAATGTAGCCAACACGCTCACCGTGGCCAGTGGGTATGTGGGCCAGACCCTGACGGCCAACTACTTCATCGGCAACTGCCCAGCGACGATCACCCAGGCGATGATGCTGCTGATCGGCTACTGGTACATCAATCGCGAGTCTGCTATGAGCAGCCCGCCCAAGGCTATCGAGATGGGCATCGACGCTCTTCTGGCCGGCGAGATGTTCGAAACGATGGGCTATCAGCAGGAGTAACCGATGTCCTTCGACCCCACAATTCTCGCCGCCGGCCGCTTACGTCACGCCATCACCATCCAGGCACCTAGCTCCACTCGCGACACCGCGGGCCAACTTGGGGCGACCTGGTCAACGGTGTTGACGACGCGTGCCGCAATCGAGAGCACGGCCAGCCTGACGTTCAAGTTCTCATTTCAGAACTCAACACTCGCGGCCAACGCGACAGACTGCATAACGATTCGCTACCCCGCCGTGACGGTCGCACCTGGAATGCAGGTCATATTCGGCGATCAGGTTTATACGATCCAGGACGTCGACGATGTTCAGCGGCGCCATAAGGTTTTGATCTTGGCCTGCATCGGCATCGATACGGCGAGTTCCTGATGGACGAAGTCTCTCTATCTATCGACACCCACGAATGGGAGTCACTCCTGAAGGCCCTCCCAAAGCGTGTGGCCAAGCGAGCTGTGCGCAATGCGCTGCAGGCCGGTGGAGACATCCTCCTCGATGCAATGACCGCGGAGTGTCCAGAGCGTACCGACGAGCCGACTCCGGACAGCGACGCACTCGCACCCGGAGTACTGAAGGAAAGCCTCACCACACAAGTGGTCATCGGCACCAGGTACAACCCTGCTGTGAAAGTCGGTCCCGGCATTGGCACCGGCAAGGTCGCTTATTGGGTCGAGAACGGCTTCGACCACATCGAGGGCGGCAAGCGTGGCGAAAAGGGTGCACATGTCACCTCGCACAAAGATGCGAACCCATTCATGGTGCGCAGCTTCGATAGCTCCATCGGCAGAGCCGTCGATGTGATGCTCGACAACTTGGCAGCCACACTCACCCAGGACATCAATGATCCTGCTGCAGACACGGCCGGCATTGAAGCAGAAGAAGGGGACGACTGATGGTCACGTTAATCGAAGGCATTGTCGCGCTCCTGCTGACCAAGACTGCGATCACGGCCGTCATCGCGGGCGGCAACTCCATCGGCCCGATCCCAACACCCGTTGAGGCATCCGCATTCCCCGCGATCACGTACCAGATGCCCAGTGACCACGACGAGATGACGCTCTCAGGGTCGAGTGGCGTTGGGCACTGTCGCATCTTGTTCTCCTGCCAGGCGGCATTCGGCCCCGGTAGCTATTTGACCGCGCACAAACTTGGTGTGGCTCTCAAGGCCGCCCTGAATGGCTACATGGGGTTTCTCCCCGGCGGACCACAAGTCTTCTTTGCTGACGTGGTCAATGTGACCGATCTCTATCAGTCAGACGCAGAGCTTTCCGTAACCAACGTATCAGTGCTCTTCGACTACCAGAGCTGATCCCTAACCCCATCACCACGAGGTAACTCAAATGTCTACAAAATCAGGTACGGGCGCAGGGTCTCTGCTCGTCATTGCCGCTGTCGCTGCAACTCTCGCCGCACCTTGCGCGGCACCAGCACAGCCACCCGTCGCATTCACTGTCGCACCGGCCGTCACACCGACAGGCGTTGCCGTTCTGCAACTCAAGGAGTTCACGGTTCCCGAGCAGTCGTGGAGCTATGACGACATCACGAACACATCTTCACCGGCAGTCGGCGTCGGCGTGCTCAAGGAGTCGCTCGCTACCCTGGTCGATCCGGGTGAGTTCTCTGCGACAGGGATTTTCTTGCCCAGTGATCCTGGGATCGTGGCCCTACAGGTGGCCTTCCAGACTGGCCTGCCAAATGCCTTCCAGATTCAGCTCAAGCCGATCTCAGGACAGTCCACCAGCGGCAACGTGTATGCCTTCTCTGCTTACGTCGCCAAGAACCCTGTGCCGACCAACATCGACGCCGGCAATCACTGTGAAGATCAGCCTCAAACTGGATTCAGTGATGACCGTCCTGACAGGCAGCTAGAAACACAACATGACGGGCGGGGGGGCACAGCCTCTGCCCGCATCACTTGAACAAAGGAAACCATGACACCGAATCCAGTAAAGCCTTCGACGGAACTGACCATCAACAAGGTCAAGTTCTCACTCCTGTTCGACTTTGAAGCAATCGCTACGGCCGAGTCACTCCTTGATCGCCCTCTCCTCACAGGCCTTCGTTCACGGGACTTCAACTCCCCCACGATCAATCTCGTCAGGGCCATGCTCTTCGCTTCGTTGCTACCTCTGAACCCCGAGACCACATACCGTGAGGCTTCGGCCCTCGTAACCCGCGTGAATCTAAAAGATGTCTGGGCCAAGGTACTGGCCTGCTGGTCCGCCGGCATGGCAGAACCTGATTCGGACGACGATGATGCCGTGGACCCCAAGACGGACCAGAGCTGAGCAACGCGCAGCGGTGGATGGGATTGTGGACGTCAGCGCGTATCGACCTTCACCTGTCTGACGCTGAATTCTGGTCCCTCACGCCGCGACAATTCTCTGCACTCCTGCGCCGCCACAAGCAGGGCCTCGACCGCAGCAACTACCTGGTCGGAATGCTCGCCTCAGTCACGGCCAATTTCAGTATGTGCCGTCCCAAAGAACCGCTCTCTGCCGGCGACTTCATGCTTGGCCGGAAGGTCAAAGAGCTTTCCGACGACGACATCGCGGAAGACTTCGCGGCCAAGTTCGCTCTCATCGCCGTACGTCCCGGCGTCCCGATACTGTGATCCCCTCTGGAGTCTCACAATGCACAAGTTCCTCCGGTCCGCTCTGCTGGCCATCAGCTCACTCGCGGTCGCCGCGGCATCGTTCGCTACGACTCCAGTCGGATACGTGATGATGAGCGCAAGCCATCTTCAGGACTCGACAGGAACGGTTGTTGCAAATGCGACGATCTCGTTCACTCCTGTCACCAATGCAGGACTCCCAATCAGCTACAAGGTCAACGGACTCGGCCAGGCCGTCGACCGCGTGGTCACCACTCTCGTCACCAGCGGTGGGTTCAGCATTCAGCTTGCGGACGTGTCACTCACGCAGCCGTCGAACGTCTGTTATGCCACGACAGTGCGGGACAACGTAACCGGGAAGCAATTGCTCGGACCGGGCTACAACTGCGTTCAGCCATCGGGCTCGGGCGCGGCCATCACCGGCCTTTATACCTGGTGTACAGCAGCCACACTCACCGTAGGCGGCTCCTGCAATTTCGATTTGTGGTCGCCGGTTATTGCAGCCAACATCGTCATGAACCCAGCCGGCCCAGCCGGACCAACTGGCGCAACTGGCCCGGCCGGAAGCGGACTGAGCGGATTGACCGGCGATGTGAATGCGGGACCGGGCGGCGGCTCTCAAATAGCCACTCTGCCGAACGTGAACTCCACTCCAGGTGCATGTGGTGATGTGAGTGACATCTGTGCGATCACAACCAACGCCAAGGGCCTGGTCACCAACGAAGCTGCGCATCCGCTCAATGTGGGAAGCGCACTCGCATATCAACCGACGCCTCCTATCCCCGGTCAATTTATCGTGCTCTATCCCACCTCCGTCGCGAACACAGTCGGCGGGATGGGCAGTTACTG